AATTTTAATAAAATGATTCATCAGTCAACATATTTCAAGCTATGTTTACTCTGATTGGGTGTAACCCGACACCCTCTATTCCCTCTGCAAACGCTTCAGGAAATACTTTTCTTATTATTTGATAATATGCTTCGCGTAGCCATTGTTTGCAATTTTCGTTGATAAATTCAATTGCTTTTTCAAGTTTCATTTCTACTGGTCTTTTTTTATCATTTTCAATTAGTAGAAAATTTTTAAATCTTTTCATAATTTTCTTCCTTTTCTTACTGTAATTTTTTCGTTGGTGGAGCTAAATCATATTTAGTTGGAGGCCTTTCTTCTTTCACTTTTTCTACAAAATTCCATACAGCTGAAGCATTAAATGGAACTATTGTTGTGTATTCATTTGAACGATATTGAGCGCTTCTTCCGGTTCCTTGTTTATGAAAAATGACTCCAACGGAAATATTTTTAGGAATTGGAATTCCATTTGGGAATTTTCTGCGTAATTGAGGTGTATCACTTCTTTTATATAGTTCACCAGAAAGTATTGATTTTTCAATATTTTGCAACCCCTTTTTAATTTGGTCATATGTAACATAGTATGGAGAAAAAGTCAAATATAATGTATCTGGATCATAATATTCTGTCATTACCCGGATATAGCCATGTTTGTAAATTTCGCCTTTCAGTGATTCTTGATCGTATTCTTTTGCTGTTCCACGCAATAACAATTCGCTGTGATTATATCCAATATTAGGATCTTTCAATTGTTGTTCAGTTGGATAGATCCATTTTCCTTTTGGGTCTATCCAACCCATGTAAATATATTGATTGGAATATGCGATATATTCAGTTATTGTTTTAAAAAAATTCGCAAATGTTTTCATATATAATTATTTAAATTTGTCAAGAATTTCATTTTTTCTTTCTTCTGTCAGAAGACCCCATTGAACCATTAAATTTAATCCATATTGTAATAACGGATCATCCAAATCAATACTTGTTGCATCATCATATGATTTTTTTAATGTTTTAATAATAAGTAATTGTTCCTGTGTTGGATTTTGAAGAAATACTTCAGGAGAATCAAATTTGAGTAATTCTTCCATAGTAAAGCGTTTTCTAAACTGATATTTTGTCAGTTGTGTATTTAGAGAAGGTTGAGGAGGAGGTTGAGGAGGAGCCGGATCAACAATAACTGGTAATGGCTCCTCTATAATCTCGCAATCTGGATAATTTTCCTGTGCCCACTGTAGATCAGCTTCTATAACATTAAATACTTGATTATTTTTAAGTAATTTTAGTCTTGCCATATATCCTCCTATTCAAACCACTCAACAATACAAATACCAGAAGTTCCACCACTATCTCTGGTTCCTCCTCTTCCAGTATTTGGAGGGCCAGCAAAGGTATAAAAATCATAATAACTATTATTTGATGTTCCACATCCCCCTCCACCATATCCCCATAAATTGGGGCCTCCAAGACAAATTGTACCTCCAAGCGACCATGTATAATAACCACCAACAATTAGAGGCATTGCCAAAGGCGACCCTCCGGCTCCCGCGCCGCCAGTATTTGACGAAATTAAACCATTACCACTTGCACCTCCATAACTCGCTCCTCCGGGATATCCACCTATAGCAGTAACTAACGACCCAAAGGATGTTGTGCCTCCCTGAGTTGGATTAGATCCACCTGTCCCTCCAGCACCAATTGTAACTGTCACATTTCCAGTAACTTGAACAATTTTTCTAACTACAGCACCCCCACCACCCCCAGACATAAATGTGCCGCTTCCCGGATAATACCCTCCACCCCCACCACCAACACAAATAACCTCTACCCATCCACCAAGAGCCAACAATCTTGCAGATGGAGTAAATGTGCCTGAAGAAGTAAAGATTTGCTGCTTAGGAATTAAGCCAGCCATATATTGTAAGAGTGTTGACATATTTTACTCCCACCATTCTACTATACAAATTCCACTTCCACCATTTCCTCCATAATGACCCCCCATTCCACTATTAGCTGGAGCATTTGTAGAGTTATAATTATAAATATCAGTATTAAGCGATCCTTGCCCACCAATACCATACGATTCAAAAGGTGGAAGTCCTCCAAATCCTACAGAAAAATATCCAGAGATCGGAAGAGGAATACTTATAGAAAGCGAATTCTGACTCATTCCACCTGCCGAAGAAGCATATGTATACCAATCATTTGCCCCACCATAATATTGATTTGCCGCTAATCCTCCAGCCGCAGTAACTAACGACCCAAAGGATGTTGTGCCTCCCTGAGTTGGAGTAATTCCACCTGTCCCTCCAGCACCAATTGTAACTGTCACATTTCCAGTAACTTGAACAATTCTTCTTGTTACTTGTGCTCCTCCTCCACCCGTTTTAATTGTACCAGAAGCATATCCTCCACCCCCACCACCAACACAAATAACCTCTACCCATCCACCAAGAGCCAACAATCTTGCAGATGGAGTAAATGTGCCTGAAGAAGTAAAGATTTGTTGTCTTTTTGATAATCCTTGAAAAAATTGGGTGAAAATGCTCATGGTGTAATCCTCCAATTTGTTCCTGAACTAAAATATGTTAATTTGAGGAAAAAATTTGAAATATCAATAGTCATATTTTCAGCTAAACCCATAATATTATTTCCATTTCTATTTATTACCGTTCCTGTAATTCCTGTACCAATAATACAAATTGTATCTAAATTGCTTGGAGATGCTGGAAGAGTCAATGTCAAATTATTTGCTGTAACCAAATACGCTCTATTTGAAACTAATGTTGTATTTGAAGAAACTGTCGTATATTCATATGCAAACATCCCTTCACGGGAAAGGATTTGGCCATTTGCTGTGATTCTTAGTTTTTCTGTTACACCTGATCCTGTATTTGTATAAAATCTTAGATCTCCGGGAGCATTTGATGTTCCATTAGTTTCAATATATGAATCAATTGCCGCAGAAGCAAAATTCGTTGATCCTGTTGTAGGCATTGCCATAAAACTAATTACTCCAACTCTTGAATTGTTTGGAGTTGAACCGCCATTTGTTCCATAATGTCTCAGTAACAATCCAGCTCTATCTGTTGTTGTTGCTGAATTTACTGTCATTGCTATATTCTGAGAAGATGTAGATAAAACATCAAGAATATTCTGTGGAGAAGATATACCAATTCCAACTCTGTTATTTGTATAATCATAAACAAAATTAGAAGATCCTCCTAGCGATCCATTTTGATTAAATTGAACTTGTGTATTTAATCCTCCGGGATTTGCTGTTCCGGGAGGCCCAGTTGCTCCCTGAAACCCAGTTGCCCCCTGCAAACCTGTGGCACCAGTCAATCCAGTTGCGCCTTGCGGTCCTTGCAATCCGGTTGCACCTGTTGCGCCTGAGCCTGTGGCACCAGTTAGACCAGTTGCTCCCTGCAAGCCAGTTGCGCCCTGTAGGCCTTGCAATCCAGTTGCACCTGTCAGACCCGTAGCACCTTGAAATCCTTGTACTCCAGTAGCACCAGTGGCACCAGTAAATCCTGTGGCACCCTGAAATCCAGTTGCTCCTTGCAGTCCTGTTGCTCCTTGAAATCCGGTAGCACCTTGAAATCCTTGCGGGCCGGGTAAACCCATTTGACCTTGAATTCCTGTTGCGCCTTGTGGTCCCGGTTCTCCAGTTGCTCCTTGAAATCCAGTTGCACCAGTAAAACCAGTTGCTCCTTGCGGGCCAGTTGCACCTGTTGCTCCCACAAATCCAGACGCACCAACTCCTCCCCCACCATAAAGATCTACATATTCTTTAGTGGCAGCGTCTCTCGGATCAATTGGATTTCGTAAGTTTTTAATAGTAAATTGGTTAGCATTAATATCTAAATTCAAATCTATTTCATTATTTTCTGGATCAACATTTGCAAAAAATTCTGGATTTGTTGGCATAATTCTCTCTTATTTATTCAAGAAAGAACTTTGCCCATTTTTCAATTTTCTTTGGCCAATCAAATGAATACTTTGCAATTTCTTGATTTTCAAGACACTTCTTTTGATATATTTCAGGATTCAAATGATAGAAAAGAACCAATTCTGTTCCTTGTTTGACATATTCATTTTCATCAAATGGTAATTCAATGCCACACTTATAATCTTGAAAATATCCAACATTTGTAGAAAAAAGCAATCTTCCTGATGCAGAAGTTTCCAAAATAGGAAGACTTGCACCTTCTTCTAATGAAGACACAAACACACAATCTACAGATTTATAATAAGATGGCATTCCAATCCAATGATAGAATTGATGTTCAATGAGTGGTAGTTTGGAATTTTTTGCAATTTGGCGAACAAGCCGTCCGCGCTTGATTTCTTCTCCCTTCCAATTTTTATTTTCCCAAGCTCCGCAATAACCAATTTTCTCTAATTTTTGTGGAACTGGAGCATAGAAATAGTCAAAAAACACACCTAATTCCAACACTTCAGGAATTCGTTCAATACAAAATTCTAAAGCTTTTCTTTTTAGATAGTTAGATACTACAGCAAATTTTTTTGGTTTATTGAAAATATCATATCCATTTAATGAAATTGTCCGAAGTAAATCCCATTCAGCATGTGCGAAAACATACATTTTTTCAATCGGAACTTTATACGACGCAAGCGCTCCAATTCCATCAACATTTGTTACCCAAATATCTGTTGTTTTGTCTATCATTTGAACGTCTTCAATCCGGTAAGCCACATTCCAAGGCAAGATATTTGCAATAATTCCATAAGGATATAGTAGTTTTATCAATGAATTATGGATGTTTCCAAAAGCCCAATCATTCTGTATAAAAAATACAAGATTAGTCATTGATTTCTTTTTCCACCAATTTTGGTTCCTCTAAGATCTCTAAAACATCGCCCAAAAAATAATCTTTTGTATGTGCAAATAATACAGTCGCAACGCCTTCTTTATAATATAAATTCAAAATATTATTAGCTCTTTCTAAAGACATCCAATCTGTTTCTAACCATTTTGAAACTTCACAAAAATAATCTTCACCAAATGGTTGTGTATTTTCAACCACAAGTCCTTTATAAACAATTTTATAGTTGTTCATCTTTCACCTCCAATTTGTTTTAATTCCATATTCTCTCCAATATCTATCACAAAAAAAATCAAATTGTTTTCTTGAACTAACCCTTTATATACAATTTTATATTTTTTCATATATTTTCTCCAAAATTTAGGATAACATTATCACCAATTTTAAACACTTTAACATCATATTTTATTTGGTATTTTTGGATTAAATCGTCTAACTCTTCTTTTCTCCAAATATATTCAAATATAATTCTTTGAATTGGAATACTTTGTATTTCTTGAATTTGATAAACTTCTCTCAAGATTGTGGCATCATGACCTTCTGTGTCTATTTTCAATTGACCTATTTCTGTTATCTGATATAAATTAAAAAAGTTAGATACAGAAAGAACCGGAACGTTGACGCAATCCATAACCGATTGTAAATTCAATTGATTAACCAATGTTGGGTGCATCTCGCCTAATGAATTGCACCCGCGAACCCAAGCAGGTAAACCTAATTGCCGGATTTTTTCTTCACTGACAAAATACATCTTCAAAATCCCGTCCGTGTCTGATAATGCAAACGGGCACTTGAAAATATTTTCTTTATTTGAAAATTTGTTCAAATAATGAATCAGAGGCTCAACCAAAATAAGAGTTTCCCCCTCTTTCAGTTGTTCCAAAGAAGTTTCAAAATCTGATGTTCCTATGTCTATGTAATCGTATCTCATTTATGAATTACCGAATATTTTACCTTTTTTGGAAGAAATGGTGAAAATCCAAGATTTTGTGTCTTTTGAATATGTGGCCACATATTAGAATCAATTTCACCAAAATATCTTGTAAACTTTTTTTCTGTAGTGATGTCATGAATGCCCAGTTTGGAAACAAAACCATCTAATTCCTTATTATTTGTTTTTGAATACAATTTCAATTTTGCTAAATCATCACAATCATCTTCTAATAAATGTTGAAAAAACTTAACCTCATTTTCTGAAACTACCATTTGTTCAAACATTTTTTCTTTATAATCATTTGAAATATACCAAACAGAAAATGTTAACTCGTTTGTGAAACAAGGCAACCCCATTGCATAATACAACACCAATGGCGAGAAAAATACATTTTCTCTTTTACTTTTAGATTCAAACAAAATTGTCATTTTACAACCTCCAAAACTTTTTTATAGGGAATATTTCCATTGAATAATGATAAAGAGAAATGATTTAATGTATCTTCAATAATCAGAAAATCATTTTCAGTAAGATCTAATTCACATTCTTTATTTTCAGTAAGAGATATTTTACCATCCCAAACACTCAAATATTTTATCGGAATAGTATTTACAGCAATTTGAATTTTCATTTCATCATACTTTTTGTTCTTTTTTGTCTCTTTAATAAGAAATTCTTCATCTACAGTTGACCAAGTATACTCAAAAATATTACCCGGCAATACACTCAAATACAAGAAAAGAAAACTATTTAGATCATAATGTTTTATGAAATTTTTACACTTAAACAAAACCATCAAATAAAGTGCAATAGGAGATAGAAACACACAATCCAAATTTTCTGTCGTGTTCAATTTTAATCTAACCATTTGGGTATTTCCTATATAACCAATTTAGAGATTTTCGTTCTGGATGTTGTTGATACCACCCCTTTCCAGTATAAACATCCATAACCATCTGCCAATATTCTTCATACATTTTAATAATTCGTTCGCACGAGAAATTGTCAATGGCCCACTGCCTAACTCTCTTTGGACTAATTTTGTCAATATTTTTTGCTGCCCAAACAAAATGGTCAAATGTCCGGCAACGGAAACCCGTGATTCCATGTAAGTTATTCTCCGGCCAGACTCCCCAATCTGTGGTGATAATTGGACATCCTGAAAACATAGCTTCTACTGCCGCTCCACCAAAGGGTTCACAATACATAGAAGGCAGGAAAAATCCTTTTGCTTTTGACATCAATTCTCGCCGCTTTTCGTAATCAGCAAAACCAATATGTTTGATTTTATCAGTTTCTTCATAACCAGATTCTTTCAAAGAACCCTGACCAGCAATAACCAATTTTTCTCCTAAAGTGTTACAAACTTGGTAAGCAATATCAATTCCTTTTCCCGGATATACTCTACCAAGAAAGAGAAAATAGTCATCTCTTTTTTCTGAAAAATCAAAATCTTCAGGTTCAAAATAATTTGGAATTACAACATGATACCAATCTTCCAGACCAGATTGCATAACAGATTGTGCTCCGTTGACAGCTGCGCGAATCGCATAAGATTCATACACCCGCCAACGTGCAAAATGACCAGAACCATATCCAATTCCGGGTTCTACAACAATCAGATCGGAATGCGCATCAGCAACAGGTTTATGTCCCCAACCCCACATACACAATAGAAAATCAAGCTTTTGTTTTCTTTTGCTTATTTCACGAATTGTGTTGTTGTAAAATGTTTGATATGCATGATCTCCCATATCAAATTTGAAGAAATTCTTCCTGACATCATAATCACCATATGCTAACTCAAAATCTCTGTCTGTAATGACTGTAATATGTTCATCACACATTGGATTAGATTTTTCATGACCATAATGGAAAACTGTATGTCCAGCCAATTTCAACATTTTACATAATTTGACAACTTTTTGTGTATAAGCACAAGCAACCCAAGGAGTTCCTTTTTTATTTGTTGTTACAGTATGTGGAAGACCAAGGACATGAAATCTGTATTTCGGCATAGATTATCTTTCCCTCAAATTACTGATATAACAACCATTTGGCTTGAAATATTTATATACCGCCTTGACAAAAGACTCATCAAAAACAACCCGAATAAATTCTGTTTTTTCCTCTGGTTCATCTGCGGATCTCAATTTGAAAACAACAAAGTTGGAATTGACAATTGCAGGATGAACTTTATTGTTATATACAAAAATTTGAGAATTGTTATCAGAAATATGACGTTGCTGAACAAACATAGTAGATGACCCTAATTCTTTTGTGTCTGGATCTTCATAATCATAGAAAATCAATGTGTGTCTTCCATCAAAAAATGTATTTAATGAATAATCATTTGTAAATTTTTGTTCTCTTGTAGGAGCTACAAATTTCTTGGAAAATGATACAATTGCAAAGAAAACATCATCAGTGCGAATTTCAAGATCATCCTTAATGCAAATAAGACAAACTGCATATTCATTTCCTGTATTAGAGAGAACATGAGTTTTAAGCATATACTCATTGCCTGTTTGATTTTCTGTTTGTAAAAATTCCCATTTAGTTTGTTTTTTTACTTCAATTTTTTCGTTTTCATTTGTAGATGTTTTTTGTACGGTTACATTTTCTGTAAATAACGAAAAAATAACCATTCCAAAAAATACAACTATAAAAGCCATTCCGACAAAAAGAAACCCTTTCAAAATTTTTCTAAGCATCACTTTTCTCCTTTTTCTAAAGTATGAATCAAAAACATTACAGTGTATAATGTTATTACCACAAACAAAAACGCCTTTCGTATCATTTTATATCTCTAAGTCATAATCACTATGACCGAAAACAAAATCAGACATATCGTGCAATTCTAGGTTGCAAATATATTTCAATTTTTCAATATTTGGAACCAATTTAGCGTTGTAGCCGACAGCAGGATAAAACCAATTTCCCGGAACCATTCGGAACCAATATTTCAATACCGAATCATTTTTTGAATAATAGATATTAAACTTGGTGTTAGTATTGTAGGTTATTTCGTTTCGTTTTTCAACAAATTCTTTAATATTGATTGCTGGAGCTAGCCACTTCCAATTCGCAATATTTTTTGTTTTTGAATTGAAAACAACATCACACCCCAACGAATGGCTGGAAATAGTAATTGATCCGCATTTTCCTAATTTTTGTTGTTGTTCTAGCATCTTAATCAAATCATACAAATGCCCCGATGTTTCTGGAACCCGCTTTTTGGCTCCGATGAAACCAATGGTAGAACTCCACGAACTGGGCCAATAGAAAAAGATGAAAGTATTATATTTTTTGCTTACACGATTCAGATTGAAAATTTTGAAATATTTGTTTTGAACGTTAGAAAAAATTCCACGATAACCATGAACCAAAACAACAACGTTTCTAAGCGAACCTTGTGTTATGCTCTTATCAAAAAAGACATCGTAACCCGTTGAATAAAAAGAAGTTTCTTTTTCGTCTACTCTACGGTATAATAGATTGTCTGAAAATTCTACTGGATCTGTAAAATTTTTTCTGCAAGAAAATTCAAAAATCATTAGTTTTTTCTCCTTCCAGCTTGACGATATTATATTCTTCAAATAGTGCCCGAATTTGACCAAAAACGTTTTCGGGCGGATTGACGTGTCTTTGTGTGAACCACACCCCGTCCACTTTCATTCTAAATCCCATATGATAAAATGGAAAGAAAAAACTTCCCTTTCCATAAATTTCAAGATACTTCTGAATTTCTTTCTGTTTTGTGGTAATTTTTCGGGAGCTATACAAATATGAAGGCTGATAGAAATGCACAAACCGATTCAATACGTTTCGGTATGCGTCTTTTACCCTCCACACAAAATAATTGAGTACCTCTTCTGGCTTATCATCTGGAAGACCGAAACAGCGGCAATCAAATACTGGAACATGAAGATTACTAACATCATTCAAAGATTCTGATTTTTTTGCTGTTTCTGGAAGAAATTTGTTGAAATAATATGTGAAATAAGATGCCGTAACAGAATTGATTTTATTGACTTTTCCATTAAACCAGTGTTGTGTATTATTTTCTTTTTTTGCCTGCAAAAGAAAAGAACACTCATCGGATTGAGGATAATAAGCCACACAATTTTGTACTGAAAGCGCAGTATAAAATGCAGCCTGATTCATCGCCGAAACAACATCTTCCGAATAAAAGTGTTGTTCGTTCAAATAGCGGAATATATGTGAAAACGCCTTTCCGTCAACCCGAACCACAATAAAGTCATTTGTAATTTTTTGAGAACATTGTTCTTCGTAAAGTTTCATTCTATTTTCTAATGTATCTCTCATGTTACTATTATACCTTAAAAATAATCAACGTTCAAGTTTATTTTATTTCAAAATTTGAATTGTTTGAATGTTTTTTTCAATTCTTCAAAACTTTCTTGCTCCGCTTTTTGTTCAACTTCTTGCATTATTTCTTCCGCATCACAGGATGATGTGGCTTGTCCTGTCAAGTTATAAAGCCTTTGTTTTGAACGATCTATACCAACCAAACTGCGTTTGTTCTTGGTGACATCGGCGTACCTATTTTTTAATTGTTTTATCATAATTTGGTTAGCCTGTTCTAGTTGTTCAGTATTAATCAACGAAATGATGAAATCTGCTGTTGCGCCTGTAGCAAATGATTCAGAAATATCAGTTAATGATGTGTCTGTGGATTGATACCCCTGCCGGGTCAACTGAGTTGCTGTAAAAATAGGCACATTCATCTCCATCGCCAACCCGCGAACTTCTTCAGCGATGGCTTTCACGAGTACATAGGTGTTGCTCATTCCATTGTTTTTGATGCGGACAGAAGAACAAATATTAAGATAATCAATCAAAATCACATCAGGCACAAAGTTCTTCTTCAGTTTCAATTCACTCAAAAGTGCACGAAAATGGTTAACTGTCCCAGTTCCAGTAGGATACTCTTTGATGATAAGTTTGCCTTGCGTAACTTTTTGTCGTACATTATGAATCAATGAATCATATTGTTTTTTCGTCAAAAACATCAAGGTATCCAAGCTAATGTCTAAAATATTTGCGTCAATGCGTTTGGCAACCTCCTCTTCTGCCATCTCACACGATATGTACAATACATTCTTATTCTTCAACAAAAATGAAGTAGCGAAGTGACACAAAGTCAATGACTTACCGACATTGATACCACCAAGGATGATGTTTAATGTTTTCTTTGGAACTCCACCGTTAGTTATTTCGTTCAGATAATCCAAATCAAACGGAAGACGTTCTTCAACTTTGTGATATTTCTCAAAACGTTCATTGAAATCTTCAAAAAAATCATGACCTACACTGGGATCAAAAGTGACTGCCAATGCTTCTTTCAGCAATTCGGGAATAACACCACGGTCTTTCTTTTTTGACTTTCCTGAAATAATATTGATACTTTCCCGAATAGCATTCTCAATGGCCGATTCTTTACAAAATCGTTCTGTTTCAGCAACAAGCCAGTCAAAATTTTGATTGGTTGGTTTTTCTTTAATTTCATCAATGATTTCAAGAGAAGATTTCAACTCATCTTCTGTCAATTTTGTTGAATTTGTCAAAGAAATAACCAAAGCATCTATAGAGGGAGTATCATTATATTCTGCAATAAATGTTTTGATATTGGTGAAAATTTTCTTGTGAATTCCGCCAAAATATTCATCCTTGAGGAAGGGAATAACCTTCCTCATGTATTTTTCATTATGGACTAAATTTTGAAGAATAATCTTCTCAATCATTCGGCTTTTCTCTCTTTTCCATTTCTTCTAATTGCTTTTCAATAGATTTTGTTACAATTTCTTGCATCAAAACTCTTGCCAATGCCAAACATTTTCTAGTATCAAATGACTGACTTTTTTGTGTAATCAAAATGTTATAACGAATTTCTACATTATTTTCATCATCTTGAAGTTCATGAACAAAAAAATCTGTTGCAAGAAATTCCATGATCCATACTTCAGTTGGCTTGTGACGGACGCGAAAGCGGATGATATTTGGTGTATTTTCATCCGCTTGTTCCATAAATACTTCACATTCTTTTGCTAACTTTTTGTAAGAATTTCTTTTAGCCATTTGAAATTACCTCACTCATTCAGTGTATCATCTTCCTCTAAAAGATTTCCATAGCAAAATTCCTTTTCAGCACAAACATTCAATTTTTCAAGAAATTCTTGTGTGAAAAATTCTTCTGGTTTTTTGTAAATTTGTTTCTCAAAATATGTTTTGTCGTCGCCAGCAAATTTGTATTTGTTTCCAATTTTTTCAACAAGTCCATATTTTAAAGCCAGATCCAAAAGACCATAATACCGATGCAATCCTTTTTTGTATGAAAGAAAAAGTTCAACTTTGCTGTTTTCCTTTGTAATTCTGGCTTTTTCCAGACGGGCAGTGATGACATTACCAATGACTTCGGTTCCGTCCTTTTCTTTTCTGCGACTTAGAAATACTGTCAGAGAAGCATTATATTGCGGCCCAGAACCGCCAGACATGACTTTTCTGGGAAATAACCCCTGTTCATCATAAGTATGATTTGTAGCCAATAACGCCGCTCCAACTTTACCTAATTTCAGAGTAATAGTTCGGAATGCCGATTTAATCAATCTAGCTCTAGTCATATCAGCAGTTTCTTTACCTTCCAAACTATCTTCCATTTCTTTTGTTGTAGATAGATTGCCTAATGAATCAACAATCAAGAGCAATGGATTTCGGTCTTTTTGCGACAATTTTTCGTAATTATCTAAAACCAGCAACACCTGATGCCGGAACTCCTGTACCGTTTGTACTGGTACAATAAGTACTCGTTTTGTATCAATTCCGCGTTCAATAAACATTTCCTTAGTCAATGCCGATTCAGATTCATAATAAATCGCTATTGCTTTTGGATCTTGATCAAGAAAATTCTTCAAAATTGACAAACAAAGATATGTCTTACCAACGCTGGTTTCACCAGCCAGCACGGTAATTTTGTTGTTCGGAAGACCTCCAAATAAATTGCCACTCAAAAGGGCGTTGAAAGCATACGATCCAGTATCAATAAATCCAGTGATATCACCAGTTGGAATGCCTTCATCCACAATTGATGCATACTCATTGTTTAAAGTTTTCTTGATTTGTTTCAGAAAATCCATTTAATCCTCCAAAGTTCTTCTTTTTTTGGTTGACCAATTGATTGCCTCTAACATATCCTTGAGAGGACTGATGAAGCTTTTTTCAAATTGAGTGTTATAATCTACATAATTTCTAATTTCGTAAAATTCTTTTGGCAGCTTTCCCGGGAAAGAAATTATGTTCTCTTTCTTCAATAAATTAGGAACAGTCAAATAAATGTACTTAATTTTTTCTCCATCACGGATTTCGGGCAACTTCAAACCATGCTCGCGAATATAATTGTTATACAAAATACAACCACGAATATGAATTGGAGTTGCTTTTTTGTATAATCCACCATCAAACGAAATGAAATTTGAAATATTATTTGCAGTGCGCGGAAATGCAATATCTTCAATATCTTGTTCTTGAAATTCTTTTCTTACTCGTTGTATATATCGTTGTAAGGATTCTTCTCCTTCTTGAAGGATAATACGAATTGCTTCTTTCAACGTTTTTCTGCAAAATGTAGGAGTAGAAGATTTGATTGCCTCAACACCCATGATTTTCAGCTTAGGTGGATTGTACTTAACTCCTTCAGATTCAAGAACATTCAGACAATACCGTTTCTTGGCAATGAAGAATCCGTTGTTGGCGATGACTTCCTGCTTCATCTCAATTTTGTTAGTTTCGCAATTCATATATTGACTTAATTCAGTAAATGAATTGGCAATGTATTTGTTCAGTTTTTTCTGAATAAACTCATTGATTTTCTGACAAATTTCATCTTGGTTAGTTGTTTCAAGTTTTTTGACAAAAGGCTCAAAATTCAAATAAACAGAATCTGTATCACTTGCCAAACAATAATCTTGATCTTTTGTGCCAAATTCTTTATTGAGAAATTGATTGAGTTTATTTTCAATCCAACGAATTGTCAACTGACCGGAAAGGGTTACTGCTTCCGCAAGGCGAACATCAAAGAACCGGAAATATTTATTTCCCATCGCTCCATATGCGGAATTAAGACAGATCTTCTTAACTTGTTGCAAATTTTTGTACTTAGAAATTTCCTTAATCAAATTTGGATTTTTTGTATCTTGATATTTTTTTTCCGCTTCAATCATTTTTTTCTTGTATTCTCTACGCTGTGCAAACATCATTTCCATCAATTCGGGCAAAAATCCTTTACGGCTTCGGGTAAATGGTTGTCCATTTGCGGCTAAACAATGATTTGCTTTAATGATGTCAGTCATATCAACTCGTTTTTCAAGCAAATCATCAATAGTAACTTGTTTGAATGAATTGACTTTCGTATCTGGAGAAATATTGTAATTCATGATAAGGTGTGGATATAGTGAAGTTACGTCAAACGATACAATCCAGTGTTTGTATCCAATTTGTGGATTTTTGACGTATGCACCTTGAATTTCACGATCTTGAACATTTTCACGTTTATTTGGAATAATGATGTTTTTCTTCAATAAATGGTTGAAAATAATACTATCCCACATCCGCACCTGATAGAAACAATCTTCATAGTTAACCTTTGAATCATAAGCTAGAGTAATGACCAATTCCAAAAGTTTCAGTTTTTCTTCCAATTCAATGACCAAAGCAACGTCTTTAATGTTATAGTCAATAAAGAGTTGATGGTCTTTTTCATACAATTCATGAAGCGTACCAATATGTGAATACTCTACTTTGTTTTTACCTAATTCATGTTCGGCAACAAAATCAAGAGTATATCGCTCCAGATTGGTATAGGTGAATTTCTTGTATACGTCAAGATAATCTAACTGCGAAATTCCAAAAATTTTCAGTATTTCACGTTCCTTAAAATTTGGATCAAGAACATTTTCTTTGATAACTACTTTCCAAGGCGACAATTCATTAGCCGCATCTTCTGAAATCAAACGACAAATTCTGTTGTACAAAAATGGCAAGTCATAACCAGTTGAATACCAACCAGTTACAACATCAGGATAATTGTTTTTCCAAAGATCAAGAAATTTCGTCAGCAATTCAGTTTCAGATGCGCACTCAACATACACCTGCTTATCTGGATGGTAATTCACATACGGTTTCAATCCAAACACAATAAATTTGTCAAAATTTGAGTATTTGATTGTAATAGAAATAATCTTGGCATTGCCTTGATTAGATGATGGAAATGATCCATCTTCACAGAGCGCGGTTTCAATATCAAAATATGCTATGCGAATTTTACTAAAATCTGGATGTAATTCACTGGGATAATTTTCAGCAATGAATTGATATTGTGGTCGGATTACTCCAAAAATTGGAAGATCTTTTTCTTGTGCTTCTGAAACATATTCTTTCCAATCGTAGATGGAAGGAAAGGTCAACTCTTCAAGTGGTAAGTTGTTAATAGAACGATACTTAGCATTTTCTTTCTTAGAAGGAATCCACAGCTTTGGATGGAATTCAATTTTCTTTTTGATTCGCTTGCCTTTTTCATCAAAACCGCGAAAAAGGATGTGGTTTTTGTATAAAATTACATTAGTATACATTCGTTCTTATCATAGTATACCGGATTTCCGTTCCAGCATCTATTATTTTATCATTTTGACAAGATAGACAGACCCGTGCAGGAACACCTGAAATTCTTTTCTTAGTTTTACATATTTACCAAGTCCGCTATTTCTATATTGCAGTTTTTCTTGAAATTCTCTTTCGTCTAATGTTACACGATCGTGGGAGTCATCGTATTCTAATTTTTTTAACATGTCTTTCACAAAAAACAGAATATCCCCAACAAATGGAGAATAAGCGTATTTGTAACCATCTAACGGGAAAACAAGATATGGTTTTCCGCCATCAACCATCGCATCTTCCTTGGAAGTATAACAAACAAAAGAGTTTAGCGGAGTTGCTTCAAATCCAAGTTTTTTGAATGTTTTGTCCAAAATAATGCGGGTTTCTTGTTCTTTTTTTGAAAATAATGTAATATTTCCTTGTAAAAGGAAACGATCTTCGGGGGACGCAGTAATAGTATTTTTTGTTTCAAAAATTCCCATATATAAGTTGTAAATTTCATTGTTCAAAAATTCTTTAATTTCGTCAACAGATTTTGGTTTTCCCCCCAAGACCTCAGTGAACCATTGTGTACAATTATTGAAGATAAAGGAATAGTTGATTCTATCTGAATTTTCTTGAAATTGTTTTAAGGATTTCATAGAGCAGTTCCTTTAAATATATAGCATTACTGCTTTTGGACGAATCATAATTTCAATGGCTTTGTTGCTTTTGGTTAATATATAGTTTCTGATATCTTTATTTGTGAAATCATACAATTCTTGTAATACCTTTTCATCAATTTTGAATATCTCCAATAATTCGTCGGCGGAATATTCTTTTTGAAACTTTTTCATCATTTCTGTTTGTGTTATTTTCATATTTCCGATTATCTTTTTTTGACACCCCCCATGACTAAAGTCAGGGGATTCTTTGGTGGTAGTCGGAAGTCCATTTCTGGTATCCGTAGTTCCCCAAAGTTTAGGGTGTGTCATCACCCCTCCCAAGACAGTACATATAGCATCTTGGGCTGGCAGACTATCGCTTTAAGCTACACCATCTACCACAGGTGCTTTCATTATATTTATAGCACCTAATCTATCTCTATTTATAATATAGCATAATATTAGATAGGTGTCAAGTATCTAATAAGCCTTCATCCCAACGACTAAAGTCGTGGGCTTTCGGCTAAGTTTTCTTGTAATCTATAATTTTCTGCATTATTTATATATGTTCCACTTGGAAGATTTCCAACTGAACGATATAGTGAATATTTTTGACTTATCAACCATTCAACTAATTCTTTTTCTTTTTGAAATTTTGGTGCTTCAAGTTCGTTAAACCATTGTTGGCATTTGTTCAAAATAAACGAAAAAATATCGCTTTTTATTTCTTTGATGTTTTTATTTTCCAGTATATAGCTTCTGAAATTTTTCATTATGGTCTCCACTGCGTCAAAAACAGTTTGGGGCGGAACATTATTTCAATTTCTTTTTTTGGATTAAATATCAAAGTTTTGATGTCTGTTTTTTTGAAATTATATTCTTTTTTGAGATATTGTTCATCTACTTGAAATATTGTTTCTAAAAATTGACTATCTGGAATAGTGTTGATAATCTCTTCAATTGGATAATCTTCCAAATATTCAAGATCATAATCTTCTTCTTCAATATATTTTTTGAGCATTTCAATATTTGGAAATAACTTGTTTAATTTCAATATGGAATCAACAGTTCTAACCATTTCATAAAGATCTTTGATTTTGGGAGAATAAGTATACTGATATCCATCTATAGGAAATACTAAATATGGTTCTATATCAATTGAATACAATTTGGCCTGTTGCCTTGAATTTGTTGCAAAAAGACAATTACCACGATGTACAGAAAAACCTAATTTTTTCATAGCTTCAACGATAGCATTATAAATAGGTAATGGTGTATCTCGTGGAGGTCTGTTATCAGATGCAGTTTCAATCAATGAATAATCGTCAATTCTGATTCCACGATACAAATAGAATCTTTTCTTTTCAAATGTTTGTATTAGATCTTTTTCATTTTTTAACGTTTTTCCATAAATTTCCTGAAACCATTGTTGACAATTTTCCAAAATGAAGTCAATGGTATCTTCTTTTGATATTTGAGTTCTGGAATAATCTTCGTTTAGGATAAAGCTTTTGAATGATTGCATTTTAAATAAATTCCTTTCCAAATGTAATTACTTTGGTCAACAGTTCTTTCCCATAACCAACATTCAAATTAAGTCCTTGTCCACCAATAACTTGAGTTACTTCTCTTGCGGCTTCTTCCAATGATGTATACGAATTCAAACGGTTAAGCCCACCACGAATTCCAGATACAATGAAATAAAATACAATACGCAATGCAATTTCAGGATCTTTAGCTAAATCTGGATTTCCGACAAGATCCGCCTTCAACAAGTCACCAAATCGCTTATAGTTGGATTTGCCTGTAATCTGAATATATCCGCGTCCGCGATATTTCCATCCATCTCCGGGTTCTGTATTTCCCATTGAACGGCCAATTGTTGTTTGATGACCATACACAATTTCAGCAAATTCTTGTGGATTTCTTTTAATTTGATTCAATTGTTCATCACTAAAACGAGCAACACGAGATCCAAAAATTTTTCTAATTCTATCATTAGATGTGGAAGAGTAGTTCAAATTCTCTTCAATCACACGAAAATTACTTTCTTTCTTTATGTTCCCAAGAATAGCGGCTAGAGCAAATTTGTTAGTAATACCCATTTCCTCTAACCGCTTTTTGATTTCTGAAGGTGTCATACAAGATTATTTAGGATACTAAAAAATATTGAGTAATTTCGTTAACATTCTAATATCTTTAGCAGTAAGTTTGTCGGAAATATTCCTTTTCCTTTCTTCCCACCATTTTATTAACTTCAACATTTCTCTACATTTCTTCCATTCTTGTTTGTGAAATGCTGCATTTTCTGTATCAATTTTAGACAATTCTTTATGTCTTTTCAACCTTTCTTCAAGTGCTCTTTTTCCATATATAACTGCTTGAGATCCATTGTAAAAGAAAAAGTTGTTTTCTGGAAATTCTAACAAATTTTCTTTCTCATTTTCTACATATTTCTCAAAATTTTCAAATACATATTTCAAATTATCTACGCTATTCATTTTTTTTT